GTGATGAACCATCACGAGCTTCATTAAGACCCGTAACGTCACGGATCATTTGCAAATAATAGTTATAAGTTTGTATAAGTGTTTGCAGCTTCTGACCACCTGCACCAGTTTGCAATGGCTGAATTGGCACTTTGCCTGGATTCATATCGCCCTCGCTTGTAAATGAGCGGCCAATAACAGAACCCGTTTGGAAGAACATGTTAAGTGCTTCTTGCGGGTTGTAGTTGGTACCATTACCTAAATCAATTTCAGCAAGACCGTCAGCATCCATGTATACCCCATCAGGCATCATTCTGCTCAGTACTTGCTGCATCTTAAGGTGAGTAATTTGAATCATATCTGCAAAACCAGTACAACGGCTTACAATAGATTCAATCTTACCTTTATACATGCGCGGCGCAACAATGCTGTAGTTCATTTTAACTTTAGCATAATCACTTTTAGGGCGCATCATATTTTTAGCCATCTCCCACTTAAGCAGAATGTCAGTACCTAATATAAGTACACCTTCATATAATACTTCAAGTGAACGAGACATTTTACCGAACTCAGCCTCAAGTAATTCTACAGGAGGATCAAACTGGTCGTCTCTTACTATAATTTTAGAAGCGCCGGTTGCAGTTTCTTTAACCTTATATACTTCATTCATGTACGTCTTATAATTGAAGTACAACACTTGCACTACATTATTGTCACGAACATCATGGTTTACCAAAGACTGATCGTATCCAGCGCTATGGTTATGTGATCCTTGCTTCTGTATTTTTTCTAACTGTGCCTCGTCGAGATCAGGAAATTGCTTCTTAAGCTCATTGATAGGCACAAATTTTACTTCACCAACATAATAAATGTCTTCAAAGTACGGTGACTCACTGTAAGAATGCACCAAATATGCAGGGTCTACATACTCTACTGTTACGCCTTCAGATTGTGTAAAGCTGTTTTTAACAGCAGCAATACCTAGTGTAGTAAGATCGTAATAAAGTCTTTTCTTAGTTAAATCGTAATAATTACCGTCAAGAAGAGTATTAATAGCTATTTCTTCTGCAATCTCAACACCTTGCTTGTAGCTTAGCTGCATGTGCAGCTCTAACTCTTCTTTCGAATCAGGCAACTGCTCTGGGCTATTTTCAAACAAATTCATTCCGAATTGCTCTTGCGCAAACTCATTTAACTCTTTTGTCTGCAAATCACGTATAATAGATTCCATATACTTTGTGCGTTTGCTTACACCATATGGATCTTGTGAATATGCTTTTAAATCAAATGAACGATCTGCAATACCGTTAACTACGATATCTACAAACTTAGATAATATAGGTACTGGCTTCCAATCAAGGTTTAAGTACGACAAGTCACCATTTACAGATAATTCATCTTTATATTTCTGAACACTCTGTTCGCCACGTGCATACAATCTCAAGTTATGAAACGTATTTTGGTTGCTTCTGAAGCGCGTAGTACCCGAATTGCTAGAGAACCATTCGTTTTGAATAGCTCTAGCTACTTGCAATCCATAGTCATCTGACATTTTTTCACCATCACTGGCTATCTGACTTGGGAAAGCGCTATTTGAAACCGACTTAGCCATAAATTATTTTATTATTTCAGAAGTAAATCCGTCTTGACGGAATTTTGAAATCTTTAGATTTAACTTTGTTTTTTCTAATTTGCCTACTGGTCTATACAATTCTTTATTACATGCCATAATCGCTAAGCCAGAGCTTATCGCAGCATCGTACTTAGTACGTTTATTTATATCAAACTTAGACCAGTCATTAAGTGTTTCGTTAAAGTACATGCTCCCGTACTGCCCATCTTCCATTAAACCTACGTACTTATCTACGTACATTTCAATTGCAGCGGCGTGCGCTTGTTTCATGTCTTCACTCGAGTTAGGAACACCACCTATTTCTTTTTCCGTTACTGATAGCTTATTCCAAAGCCTATCCGGACGGTTCATAGAGTATCCCCTGTAACCACGGCGCTTAAAATGATAAAGCAACCTGGGTTTGTTATTCTCTGCTAGTATTGGCATACCATAAAATATACATGCCATCAATACATCTTCAAAGAATATCTCAGCGGTTTGTGGTCTAGCTATATACTCAAGGAAGAATGTACTTGGCGGTGCATCTTCCATAGTGAACTTAGTGAGTCCGTGTAAAGCCCCTTTTGAACCCTTACCATCGGTAGTTCCCGATATGTCGTAGCTATCGCAACCAAATGCGCCGACGTGCTCATTACCCGGGTATTTAACACCATTTTTTGTAATTTGCCTATTCTGAAGACTAGCACCTGGTATCCAAGATACTTTAAATCTTCCTTGTGGCGTTGGCATAAACACAACTTTTGTATCTTTTATACCATTAATCCACTGAAAATTGCCAGTGGTTACAACATTAGTATTACGCAGATCCTCATTATAATCAATCTGTTCGTATATTTTTGCAAGATTAAACAAGCTATTTTTTGTTTCATCTCTAAAAGCGTGTTCTTCTGTACGCGGAAACTGGCGATAATATTCATTTAAAGCATCTTGGTCTTGTTTAAGACCTTCAACTTCGTTTTCCCAGTAATTTATAACGCCTTGTTCTATAGTATCACCAAACGGATCTAATACTTCTTTTTCGGGTGTATTAAAAACTGGTTGCCCGTATTGATCAATGAATCCTTCGTAGTTCCACTCCATTGGTATAAAGAGTGAATATAATCCTGATTTTGTTTGACCATTAGAGTTTCTTTTAGATACGTCAGAATCTGCATATAGTTTTTTAAAGTTTTCACCACCTTTTTCTAATGAATTCGATGTTGATCCCATTAAACACTTACCTATAATTCTGGCACCCAAACGAAGTGTGGTCTTTGTAACCCGCCAGTTATTTAATATGTTATCAGGCCTTTCCCATTTACCGCTCTCATCATGTACTAAAAGCTTTAGCTTCTCACCATCATAGGAGTTATCTCCTGTATTCTTCCAGTCAATAGTTGTATCAAGACCCTCAAGCTCTATTTGCTTTTCTTTTGCCTGAATTGATTTACGGGTTAGCTTAGAAGCAGGAACCCTATATGCCAGTTCAGTCTTCGGTCGATCCATACCATCTTGTATAGGCTTAAAGAAAAACGGGTAGTTAACGGATATGGGTACAACCTTATCGGTAAACATTTTCTTTGCATCCGAACCGGTTTTTGATAATATACCGAATCTTGCATCACTTGAAATGGTTGCAAGGTTAACTGTTTCTCCAGAGGCCATAAACGAAAATCCACTCCGTCTGTTTTTAAGATAGCACATTCCGTAGCTTCTGGTATCTGCCTTACAGGCTTCCCAAAATATATAGAAGAGTCTATTTGCTTCCCTATAATCGGGGTGTCCAACATCGATCTTACTCCACTGCAAGTACATGTAATGAGTGCCAGTAATGTAAGTAGGAGCCCCCTCGTTATAAAACCAATAACCACCATCACGCCGGTTGAATTCTTCATCAATATAACCCTCCCAATTGCTTTTAAACTCATCTGGATAGGTTTGCCAATCGAATATGCTTTTAATGTTTTTAAGCTCCTTAGGATAGTCTGAAACAGTCCACTTGTTCGCACCTTTCTTTAACCCTTTAGGTTCCGGCGGCAATGCTATACATAAGTTTTGAATCTCTAGTATTTGCCCTATCTGTCCACTCTTACTAATAACAACTATATCGTGTTCTTTGTTATAGCCGTATTTCCAAGACTTGGATCTATTAAGTCTGCTGATTGTTGTGAGCTTAACGTGCTCAGCTTCTTTTACTAGAGTCTGCTCGTACATTATCTAGATCTTTTTTCAGCAAACCCTGAGAATGTTTTCTTTTCTTTTTCTTCTTTCGGTTTGTTTTCAAGTATTCTTTCTTCCTCTTCTATGCGAGTAAGTATCTCAAACGCGTCAAAGATTGCCAGCTTCTTAGTAGCAGCGGCATTTTTTAAGCGGTCAGCAGAAACATCATCTTCCGTATTGGTAATGATTTTTTCTTGCGCGACTTTTATAAGTTCCTCAACTGCTTTGCGACCAGCTAGGATTATATTCTTTTTCGCTTGTTTGGTGTCCATACTTGATTGTGATTCGATTCTGGGGAACTCGGTAAACCTTCTCTCCCTCAATATTAAATTCGTATTCTGTACCAGGTGTAAAACCTATAAGCTCTCCGTCTTCAAAACCTTCGTAAGCATATTTCACTTTACCTACTAAAGGCATTTCGTTATGTTCGGAGAACATTCTTTCATCTAACATAGGCTTAACAAATATAAAACCCTTCACAGGTTTCCATTCGCCATCACGTTTGAATGCGTAGATCTGATCAGGGTATACAAAGTATTTGTCTTCTTCATAATATGAGCGACTGTTCTTTTCAGCGCCACGCACATCTCTAAATCTTCTGAATACGTTATGGTGAACAATAACTTCATCACCAGGTTGTAAACCTAAATCATTTATTTTGGGTACAGCTTTGACAACGCCGTGTCTACTGGTATAAAGATGGTTTTGTAATTCTGTATTAAGTAACAGAGTTACACCATTTATTTCTTTTTCCGATGTCGTTCTTTTGGCATACGGAGATATAATAAAGTTGTATATGCTTTGCATTACCACTTAAGATCATATTCGATAGATATAGCCATGTTCTTATTAAAGTCTTTCCACGGCATAACCAAATCTCCTTTTTGAATATAGATAGAGTACTTAGATTCCTCTTCTAATATGTTAACTATAGTATGACCGCCATACACTTCCTGTCCAACAGAATAGTGCATGGCGTCATTTTTATAGTCCTTGCCGATACTAATCTTCCTTATTATCTGCATCGTTAGGAGTGATAGCTCCATCTTGTAAGTTGATACTTACGTCTCCATAAGTTTTTTCTAGCTCAGCTTGTACTTCAGCTAGCTTTGTACGTAATGCTTTAACATTATCCATAAGCTCAGCTTTTTGCATTTCAGTTCCACCGATCTGCATTTGAATTTGCTGTAGAGCATTAACGTACTTTTGTACTTCAGTTAGCTCGGCTGCTGTGATTGCCTTAGCAATTGCTTCTTTCTTCTTTCCCATTTGATTTAATTTAATTTAATTGTTTTATTTTAAAATTAGCAGTTCCATCTACGGCGTGCTGCTCTACCACGTTCACTTGTCCAGCTTTTAGAGCGTGCACAAAATGCTTTGCGACGCTTTGCAGCTTTACTACCAGGCTTCAACTTCGAAGGCGGAGTAGTTACTGCCGTCTGCAATTTACTACCTGGATTGTCACTTCTATACTTTTTGACCCCTTTTTTTGTCATCCCGCCACCCGCGGCAGCACCCGTTGCACTTGCGGAACGAACTTCGTTATAGTTTTTTTCAGACTTTTTACGAGAAGGTGCATCACCTTTAGCTTTAAAAGGTGAGTTTTTTTGTACGTATGCCATGTTACTTGCCTTTAAAATAGCCTTTTTTCATAGGCGATGACTTTTTAATACCTACGTTGCTTTTATAACGCATTTTAGCTCCAGATTCTACGTCTTTAGTTTCTACTTTTTTGGTTGCTACATCAACCTTCATATCTGGATTTAGCGCTTTGTTACGCTCAATTGCAGTTTGGCCTTCAGCTGTACTGATGTCTTTTGTTTCTATATCTCTAGCAGTGCCTTTAAAGCCTTCACCACGCACCGCAGCGTTGTCAAATTGACTTTGTTGAGCGTCTGTGCTGTAAATTGTATTGGCTTCATCAGTTTGCCCACGTGAAGCATCATATAATTTTTGCTGCTTGCTATCAAGATTATCACCTTTCATGATTCCACGCTTTAATCGTTTAGAATCCATAAAGCTCATGCCATCATCACGGCGAGCTCTTCTTGAGGCTTCGTTAGCATTACGTCGCAAATCGCGTTTTGCTTCGTTACGTGCGAACCGTTCGCTTTGTCGCGCAGTACGCATATTAAAACGATTTTCCCAAGGCGTAATGGCAGTGTATTTATCTTGTATTTGTGGAGTATATTGTTCTTTCGTAGTTGTTGTTACAGGTTCGCCTTTTGTTACAACAGTTTCTGTTGTTGCAGCTTCTCTAACTCCATCTTTTACTTCTCTGGCATGGCGTTTGGCTTTTTGCTCAGGCGTTTCGTTAGCTAAGTATTCTTTCCAAGCTTCATTGCTCATCTTTTTGCCACTATAACCACCTCCTATAACTTTACCAGGCTTAGAAACTTCTGTAGTAATGTCTTCACCAGCAGATGTAACCGTAGTTGTTTTTCCTAAAGTTACCTCATCTGTATTCTTTAACGGTGATTTTGCTTTTTGTGTGATTGGTTGTTTCATTATACTTCCGTGTTTTCTTCTGATTCTTTTTCTTTTCCTGTGCCTTCTTCGGTGCCTTCTTCAGTGCCTTCTTCATTTAAATCTTCAGCCTTGGGCTTTTCTTTTGCTTCTGAATAAAAAGCTGAAAATTGCGGAGACACATCATTAAACCCCGCACTCATACCAACCATTCCCGCACCTTCAACAAGTGTCGCATTCATTTGTAATGGCGACGCCTTTTTGGTAATGGGGGTCGCGGAAGAATTTCCTTGTCGGGTAGCCGATTCTGCCGAATGATACAACCCCCATAAATCTTTTTTCATTTTAAATCCCATACCTAACTTTTTTTATATGCTTCAGTTTCCCACTCAAGCTCTTTAGCACCCTCTTGCATATCATCTCTTTTATAAACTCTTGCAGGTGAGCGAGTATCTTTTTTCCAAATTACCCTATCATCAGTGTAATCTAATCTATTCTGATGCATTTGATTTAAGTGTATCTTCTCGTGCGCTATTGCTTCTTCTTTTTGCTTAGCTGACAAACCCTTATTAATAAAAATAGTTCCGTCACGATTAGCTTCCGCCATCACTTGGCCACCTAAATCTTTTTCAAATACAGGTGTATCAAATGTTGAGGTTTGCTTATCGTAACCGAACAGGGTACTCTTATCCTTAAGCTTAAAAGGCATTAGCAGTCGCATTCACCTTTACAACCACAGTCTGCCGCGTTTGTAAAGTTTACAGTGTTTTTCTTAACACTTTTCTTAGGCGCTTTACCGTAATTAGTAACTGCACGCTTTGTAATAGGTTGTAAGTGATTCTTCATCGTTCTTTGTCTTTAATCATGTCGTCTATAGCTTTATTATAGACTTTATCAGTATAACTCTTGTTCTTGTAAAATTTGCTTGATCTACCGATTGGTAAATCTTCTTCCCCAAGCATAACTCGATACATGCGTGTAATCAAGCGTTTAGCTTTGGGTGACGTTGTGAAAACACTGTATTTGATTGTAGTCCTATTACGATGACGCCATACGTCAATCCAGCCATCATTTCGAAGTCTTTCCCAGCGGTTTTTATCCCATGCATAGGTGTAAGTTCCTTCTATAAAATCATTACGCGTAAATCGCTCTTTGCAATCTAGATATATCAGCAGCTCTAGGTCAGCATCTAATATATCGTAAGTCTTACAAGCCCATTTCCTAACGAGCCTGTAATACTTAAACAAATTCATTTCGCGTAAATCCGCGGGTGTTAGTCTCATTCTACAATAACAACATCACCTACGGTAATAACATGGAACAACTCATCATTCCATTCGATACCATGACCAGCGTGTTTATCGTATCTAATAGTGTTTCCATTTTCAACACCAATCACTAATGGTCCACAGCTAACGACTTCAGCCTTTAGATACCTAACGTCGCTGTTTTGCTTTTCAGTTAATTCAAGGCCGGCAACTGTTTTAGCTGCCTCCTTGATTTTCTTAATTATAATATAATTATTTACCGCTTTCATCCATTCTCATATTAGAGATTACACAATCTGCAGAAATAATTGTTGTTGCTACACTGACTGCATTCTTCAGTGCGGTTTTAGTTACAAGTACTGGATCAATGATACCAGCCTTAACCATATTTACTTTTTTACCGCTTGTCGCATCAATACCAAAACCCTTGCGTGTGATTTCTTCGTCCAACACAATATTTGCGTTTTCAAGAATGGTAAAAAATGGAGCGCGCAAAGCTCTAAGAAGAGCAGTGTATCCAACATTTTTGCTCTTAATTTTTTGTGATGCGTGTAATAGTGATGCTCCACCGCCAGCAACGATACCTTCTTTTAACGCGGCTTGCGTTGCATAGATGGCATCTTCTACGCGGTCTTTCTTTTCTTTGAGTTCGACCTGTGAGTCAGCCCCTACATAAATCAATCCAACTTTACCAGTTAGCATTGATAGACGCTCCTCGAGCTTCCCTCTAAAGTAAGGGTTAGTTTCGGCCCCGATTCTTTCACGTACATTTTCAATACGCTCTAGAAGCTGCTCATGGTCGGCCTCTACCTGCATTACCGTGTTCTTTGAAGAGGTAACGGATTTTACCGCTTCTCCTAACACTTCGGGATTGATCAGATCCAAATCATCGCCAAGCTCTTCATTAATGACTGTAGCCCCAGTTAATATTGCTAAGTCTTCGATTGCTTCCTGCTTAGTTGGCCCAAACCCAGGTAAGTCCACTATGTTTACCTTGATATTGCCTTTTACCTTGTTAGCTAATAACGTTTGGTAAGGTTGTTGCTCAACGTCAGCGACGATCAGCAGGCTTCTATTCTTCTTTACAACGTGTTCTAAGACACTTTGTATCTTTCTTATATTAGGTATAGGCGAAGACACAATAAGGACCATAGGTGCGTCTAAAACAGCTATGCCCTTATCTTTGTCCGTTATAAGATGAGGTGATTTTAATCCTGAATCAAATTGAGTACCTTCTACAAACTCCACATACGTTTCGTTCGTATCAGATTCTTCCATCAATACGACTCCATCTTTGCCAACTTTGCCGAAAGCTTCACCAATGAAGCCTCCAAGCTCTTCGTCATTGTTTGTGCTAATGTATGCAACTTGCTTAAGCATTTCACCATCAACCGGAATACTGGTAGTATCAAGATATTCCAAGATCTCCTTAGCACAGTCTTCAACGCCTTTTTTAATTTCTCTAATTTTGTCATCACTTGTAAATTCACTTAGTTCTTTTAATAATGAGTGAGCAAGGACAGTCGAGGTTGTCGTACCGTCGCCTGCTTCACGCACTGTATTTCGGGCAGCTTCCTTAACTAATGTTGCACCGATGTTTTCGACCGGATCCATCAAGACTACGCTTTCTGCTACGGTTACACCATCTTTAGTGATGACCGGTCGGCCAAGGGCGTCTTCGTAAATCACGCATTTACCTGAAGCTCCTAAAGTGGACTTCACTGCGTTAGCTAACTTTTCGACGCCGGCCATAATTTTTGTGTTGGCAGCATTGCCAAACGTGAGATCCTTTACAATCTCGCTAGGATTATTAAATTCCATTATATTAAATTAAAGTGTTTTGGTTTATTCGAATGTTTTAACGACTTTAGGTCCTTGCGCGAATTCGAGACGCGATTTGTAGTGCGCTATCGATGTATCAATAGCTTGTTCAGCACCATCTAATGTTTCCCTGCGAGTTACGTCTTTCCAGGAATCTTCTAATAGCAATTCTGTTTGATAGTAGCCATTAGGTAATTGTACAATTCTCCAGTTCTTTTTCTCTGAAGCATGTTCCCAGAAAGCTTTGGTTTCTGCGGATACTTGTTGGTTGCCACTGGTTGCAGTGGTCGTCCGGTAATAAAATGTCATTTGGTTTTTATTTTAGGTTATTACTTACCTGGTATAATTACTTGCGCATCAGCTTAGTTAAGTCTTTTGTCTTATCGCCAGATCCCATTGAAGATCCGAACCAATACCCATATACATCACCTAAGGTACGCAAGAAAAACCCACTAAACGTAGTTATTAATCCTTTTTGTACTTCCGTTAATGTTTCCCAGTCAAGTATGTCTGTAAATATAGCCACCGCTAAGCCAATAGCAATAGCTAATGTTACATAAGTTAGCACATCAGGTGTTACTTTGTTCTTACCTAGCTCACGTGCTTCTTTACGATCTAATACTTCTTGCTGGTATGCTTCTTTAATAAAAGCTTTCTTCTCAGCGGGTGTATCAATAAATCTGTCCGCAACCTCAGCTGCTTTGTCTAGTAACGGTGCTGCACTACCACCTAGTAATTTTAATAGTTTACTCATAATGTATCTATGTATTGTTGACACTCTTCTTCCGTTCCGTAGAATTCTGGTGTGCCATCGTTTAATACTTCA